CGTAGTCTGGATGAGGGTCACATAGCCCTGGTTGGGGCCATTGGTATCACCAGACTGAAGATCACCAGACAGAACCGGGCCGCTAAAGTGGGTAGCCGCCATTTTAGCCTCCTTTTGGGTTAAAACCCCTCCCCTTGCGAGGGAGGGGCGGTCCTGTTGTTAAGTCGGGAACGAGCCGAAGATGGCACGGAAGTTGTAGTAGCCGAACGAGTACCGCTCGTAGCCCTTCACCAGAAGGTTATCCGTGACGAAGTCGACTTGCATATCCGTCTCAAACTTGATGCGCTCCATGTAGGAGAGGCCATCAATGTTCGTGAGCAGGAACCAAGCGCGGCTCGACGTGAGGAAGTCGTTGACCATGTACGACTCTGGCAGGCCGCCAGCGGTCATCATGATAGCATTGACATCGTTGTCGGCAGTGCCAGGACGCAGTTCGGTCTTGGTCAGGCGGATAGCCACCGGCTCAAGCTGGGGCGGAACCACCAGCTTGCGAGCGCGGGCAAACACCTTCAGGCCGGCCTGATCCTTGAAGTTCGTACGAACGGCGATCATGCCGTTCAGCAGCGTGGCTTCATTCAGATCAACGTCAGTCGTCGGGCGGTTTGCAACCGTGCCACCGTCAATCGGGTGGTCAGTGGCGCACAGAGCCTTGCCGTCACCACCGATTGACGCGTTGTAGGTCGTGGCGGTGTTCAGCACGTTCGCGCCGTAGATTTCCTTGGTCTGCTGGAAGGACTCGATCAGACCGAGGTTTGACGGATGGAACTGCGTCTTATACAGGTTGTCGTCAATCGCCTTGCGGGTGATAGCATACCCCAAGGCGATTTCGGTGTGTTCCTGGTTGTACACAAAACGCTCACCAGCGCCCGAGTCAAATGCAGTCTGACCACCTTCGGTCTTCAACTGCGCGAGGCCCAGGTACCGCATTTCGGCGGTACGCTCGAGGGCCATCTTCGAGTCGTGCTTGGTGAACACCTTGTCGTACTGCGACGGGATCATCTCATACTTGCCCTCGACACCGCGAAGGCCGGGCAGGAGAAGATCCTTAATGGCACTAAGATTAACAGCCATGGTTCTTGCTCCTTACGAGATGCCGGTGGGGCCAGCGCCGTTAACGCGCAGCCACTCGTTGTTGAAGCCGACAACCACCCAGTTATAGGCAGAGGTCGGGTCGGTGCCGGGGCCACCCGGAGGCTGCGTGATCACATCGGTAACCACAAACGGAAAGGTAACCGTGGTGCCCAGGCTGTTCAGGTACGCACCCGAAATGCCGGTGGAGGTGTTGCCCGTGCCAATGGCGAACTGGGCGTACTGACCAACAGGGCTGCTGGTGAAGGTGCTGAGAGAGCCACCAATGTTGAAGGTCGTGCTGTTGCCCTGCACCACAAAGCGGGTGTTGGGGTCATCAATCACATACGCTTCAACGTCACCAGTTGCATCAGAGCCGGGCCAGTAGTTGCTGAACACGGGGCGCTTCTGCGACGTGGACAGATACTTGCAACCCACGAAGATGCCGGCCAGCGTGGTCGTGCCGGGCGAGGCCTGCGTGATGTAGCCGTTGGCGGTGCTAACGACCGGCATAACCGGGTCGCCATAATAGATGGCCGTGGTATTGCCAGCGGCAATACGGCGGGCAGTCTGAGCGAAGGTCGGTGCGCCACCAGCCCCACCCTGATACTGCCGGAAACCAAACGGTGCATTGGTATTTGGCACTGTTTGTGATCCTTATACTAAGCGCATCATCGCACGCCGGGGCGATTCAGGGCTGGGACATCGTTTTACCCTTCCACCGGGGAAGGACATATTGGCCTTATAAGACCAAGCGAATAATGATTGCCAGCATTTTTTGTAAAAGAAAAGGGCAAACCGCTTACACGATTTGCCCTTATGTTAAGAAAACGCGATTTTCTTAACTAATCAGTCCTGCGGAATTGGCATTGGCTCATAACCACGGCTGATTTTCGGCTTTACCTGGGCGTGGTCACGTCCAAATTGACCTTCAGGCGCGGAACCAAGCTGCGCCTCCTTGTGCTTCACCTGCTCCTTGGCATTGCGCTGGTCAATGTTGCGGAACTGCTCGGTGATCACCTTAGGCCGCATCATAAGCTGCATGCCCTTACGCTCGATGGTGTGATAATTGCCGTTAACAGGCATCATCTCAGGGTGACGGCTGGCCGGGACAGTCTCCCAGCCCGCGCGTGCCAGTTGGACCTGATACGCAGGGTCTTCCTGGTTGTAAATGGTCTTGCGCTTCCACTCATAGCTCCAGCCATCAGGGATCTTGTGAGGCTCGATGTAGAAGTCGTCAGTGCCCTCATCCAGGCCGCCCAGGTGCTGCATAATCTCAGCAGCGCGGCGAGCAGCAGCCGCACGAGGGTCTTCCTCACGCATAGCTGGGCGCATGGCAGGGCGAGAGACAGCAGCCTCCTGCTCAGGCGCTACGGCCTGCTCAAGAACTTCGCCTTCAACGGCATCAACGGGAAGAATGCGACGGGGGCGACCACGCCGGCCACGAATAGGTGCTTCCATGTTCTATCTCCTTCTCAGTGCAACTTGCCTTCGCGCTTCAAGGCAATCTTGTTGCGCGCGTAATCCTCGGGCGACATGCCCATCATGCTAGCCATCTCACGCTCTTCAGAACTGAGCCTCACAACATTAGGCCGGGTGCCAGTTGCCGTGCCAGAACGAGACACAGGAGCAGCAGCAGGCGCAGAACGACGCTGTGCCGGCGCAGAAGCAGAAGACAAAACAGATTCCTGCTCAACCACTGGCGCGCCAATACCAAGAACCTTTTCGACCGAAGCAAAATACTCGGGCGAATCAGAAACAATACCGTCAGCGGTCACAAGATTGTGGGCCGCAATCATCTTCTGGGTTAGGCGAGGAGTGCGAGCATACTCAGGATGGGCCCGAACCCACGCAGCAGAAGGCCCAGACAGTTGCGAAGCCAGTTGCTCAACCGGATCCGCGTGCTGCACCGGCTGAACAGGCTGCCTTGACTGAGCCTCCATGGCAGACATGCCGTTTTCAAGCTGAAGCAGCTTGGCGCGGGCGTCAGCCATACCTTCCTGGTATTCGGCGGCAGCATCAAAATCGCCAACAGCCATCGCCTGCTTGTAATTAGCCTTCAGAATGTCCCCTTCGCGCTTCATCGTGTCGATGGCAGTGCGAACAAGCTGAAGGTTGGAGCTATCTACCTCACTGCGGGCCTGCTGGACCTGTGAAGTAGCTTGCTGAGCGCGATATTCCGCCTCTTCGCGGCCTTTACGCTCAATATCTAGGCGGCGGCGCAGTTCTTCCACACCATCTTCGGCGGAAATAACCGGCTTTGCCTCGGCTTCAACGACAATATCAGGCGTTTCGGCCACAGGCTCATCAACCTGAACCTCAATTTCTTCGGTTTCTTTGGCGTCAGACATGATTTTTTCCCTTACCAAACCTGATCGGGCGCAGTAATTTTGCCGCGCACTGCCGTATCTTCCAAAATGCGGCACATCAGGTTGTTGATGGTGATGCCCCAGCCGTCAGACGGGCGAAAAATCACCCAGTCGCCTTCATCCACCTCAATATCGGTGAACCACTGCTCACTGGCATCGACAAAGGCCATCGGCCCCTTCTTCACCACAAGCCCAACCTTTCCCTGGATCTTATCCTCGGCCACCGTGGCGTCAGGAAGGTAAATTCCGCTCTTGGTTTTGGTTGGGCGCACGTAAATTGCGACCAAAACCTGATTGTTAAACAGTTCAATGGTCGAAAGATCGCCGATATCCTTAAGTATACCGGCCTTAGGATCACTAGCGTGATCCATGGTCATAAAAGGCATCTTTTTCCCCTACCGATTGCTCTGACTAGACCGAATTTTCGCCTCTTCGATCAAGTCATCCATGTTGCGAAGGGCAACTATTGCACCTTGCAAATGTGTTATACTACCATTTCCGGGTTGATTAATAGGCGCGTTAACAAGCAGCTCCTTTAACCTCTCAATTTCTTCGGAAATAAGCCGCACCAACTCTTTTTCAAACATCGCTGCATTGGTCAGCATGTCCAGATCTCTCCTCTGGCCTCTCGCCCTAGTTGCCGGGCCGGGAAGGTGGGAGAGGAGACACCTTCCCGGCCCCATTCGCGCGCCTCTGTGCGGAGGGTCAGCGCGCGAAAGTCTTACTTACGGGGCGGTTTAAGCCCGTAAGCATTGATCTTCTTTACTTACGGGACGGCTTCAACCCGTAAGCATCAATCTTCTCCAGGCGGCCCTCACCACCACCAGCACCAGCGTGCATCTTCGGGTAGATGCGGCCACCATCCTTGCGAGCAGGCTTCAAACCATAAGCCTCGATCTTCTCAAGCCGACCTTCGCCACCGCCGGCACCAGCGTGCATCTTCGGGTAGATGCGGCCACCGGCCTTGCGGCCCATGGGCGGCATCATGCCGCCAGGGCCACCTGGGGGCGGCATTGGCATGGGGGGCATACCACCAGGAGGGCCTGGGGGCGGCATGGGCATCGGAGGCATGCCACCAGGAGGGCCACCGGGGCCGCCAGGAGGCATAGGAGGAGGAACGGGGATAGGAAGGCCCTGGGGCGGGCGAGGCGGCATAGCGCCCGGCTGCTGGCCACCAGCGTTGATGCTGATAACGATGTTGGTCTTGCCCTTGCCGCCCTTGGCAGACTTCTTCTTGGTGCCGCCAAATAGGCCACCACCATAGGCGCGAGCCTCACGGCCACCAGTGGGGCGAGTGCCGCCAGTGTAGTTGATCTCGCCGCCGTTAGCCTTGGCCGTTTTTTTAACAGAACCGCCAGCCTTAATGCCTGGGAGCCCCGCGTCACGGGCAAGCTGCGTGCGACGGGTCATGATCCTCTCGGCAGCTTCACCTTCAGAACCGGGCGATTGATCCATGGTAGAAACAAACCGGCCACCATGCCGAGTTGTTGCCAGAGAAATGCGGTTCAGGCGGTCTGATTCAGACTCATTCATCTCAGGGCGCGCAGCAGAACGAGAGCGTGGCCGAGGAGGCTCACGGCGACCAACAACCTCCATGTCAACAACAGGCATGTCAGACCGGCCACCGCGAGCAAGACCCTTAGCCGACTGCTGCCGATCGTGCTTCTCATCCAGCTTCGACTTCTCCCAAGCCTCCATCTTCATGCCGTGCTTCTTGGCCAGCTTCTTGTCCTGCTCAAGGTCAGCCTTGGAGTGTTCCCACTCCATCTCGCTCACCTTCCCGCCCTTCTTCATGCCGCCGGGTTGGCCCAGAAGCTTGATCAAATCAGACCCTGGAGCAGGGCGACGACGCCTGGGCTCTTCATAATAACCAACCGCATCTGGGGGCGTCTCATAATGACCAACAGCGTCTGGCGCTGCCTCGTTACCAGCGTAGCCGTAGCCATTCCTCATCGCATCGTGAATGCGACCACTGGTGCCACGAGGAGAAGCGAGGTCACCGCCTTGAGCCTTCTTGACCTTCCCGCCCTTCTTCAGGCCAACCATCTGGCCCATGCGGCTGCTGGTGGGCTGGAAGCCCATCCGCGTGGTTGGCACATTAGACTGAGCCGCCAAAACGCGAGGATCTGCATTGCCCCCATCAGCCTTCTCCATGCGCCCGCCGCGCTTCATCCCACCAACGTGGGGCTTGCCTAGCTCTGCATTGGCCTCCTTCACGTTGCGGTTGATCTTAGCGTCGATGTAAGACTTGGCAGAACCACCAGCCTTGCGGGGCTTGCGGTCAGCGCGCATGGGGCCGCATGAGCCTTCAGCCATCATGCCAACCTTGCCGCCGCTCTTAAACGCCCGGCGAGACACAGGCCGAAGGCCAGTCTTCGCCTCGGTGTTCATCATTTCAGGCGGGGTCCAGGTGGAAGCGTCCACCTTCTGCTTGGGGTCACCGCCAGAACCAAGGCGCTTGGCCTTGGCCTCTCGGGCGGCTCGAACGGCTTTGGCGCTGGTTTCAGTCACAGTGTCACTCCTTCAAAGGTGGGGCATAATACCCCAATTCACCTGTTCATGGACGCTCTTTTTTGTAATTGTCAAACTCTAATTTGAGTTCTTGGATAGCCTTCCATAGCACAGGTATCAATTGGTCTGGGCGGATGTGTTGAGTGCCGCCTTCACCTTCAACATAACCGGCAAAATCAATGCCAGTTTTGTCAAATGCAGCTTTTACATCAGAGGCCGAAAAGCCCCAGTGAGTGCGTTTACCCGGCTGATTTACATACTTAGTCTCTTCAACCAATTCCTCTTTCATCCTAGGAACCCGGTAGGTCATAGGGATGATCTGCTCAGGCCCGTTTTCGCTTTCGGGCATCAATTGTGTGATTATCTCACCGTTTTCATCACGAACTGGCACCATATCGTAAACTTGCTCCATTGCTGGAGGCAGGGTCACCATGACGGGAATGCCGTCTCTTATCTCAATAACTTTTGTCTCTTGCCCAAGTTCCATGACAGGAACTATCTTCTTAACCATTTTTTTTTGGGGTTTAGACCCTCCAGAAATCCATTTGAACGTGATGGGGTTAAGGTCTTGAATGATGGGAAGAGCGGCGGGCAGTGGGTTTATTTCCGTTTTCAAAGACGGGTCGGATGTTATGATGGGGCTGTTTTGAACATAAAGGTTTCGCCAAGCATTGGTACTAAAACCAAGATCATATGAATTAGTGGAAGTTGGATACAAAGGGGTTTCGATAAAAGTAGCGCCAAACTGACCGTATGGAGCAATAACCAAATTGGTGGACGAGTTTACCAAGGCAACCTTTTCGCCGCCGCTAGTGTTCCAAGAAAGGTTTTGCCCATCTTTGAAGCGAACAGTTCCAGTTGAAGACATGCTAGCAAAGTCAAGCGCATAGCTAGGGTTACCAACCACTTGCATGGCAGTGCCAGAAGGCGAGTTGATGTAAAGGCTGCCACCAGACACCTGACCAACTGCGGCAAGAGTATTGCCTGCGATAGTTCC